ATCAGGAACTGGTGCATGGTTAGTGAGCCAGTCGCAACGGTCTGGGTGAAGTAGAAGTTCAATGCAAGAGCCGCTGTTGAATCGAAGCCAGTACCAACTACTGGAGCGGTGTTGTAAGGTACCAACGTACCACCAGGTCCAGGACCAGTTGCAGGAAGCGGTACTAGGATGTTTGCTTCTGATAGCCAGTAACCTTGACCGATCAATTGTCCGCTTGTACCGGAACCTACTGCACGACATGTGAGTAGGACTTCCAGGTACCACGACACACTCACTTTCGCTACAACGTTGAGGGGGATGGCTAAGGTGTCGAAGGCCACTACGGCTGCAAGACGCAGGTCAAAGCGTGCAGTACCAGGAGTGCCGACTACACACGAGATACGTCCGCTCGCTGTGAGACGCCATACACGACCAATCTGCCAGTAACCGGCTGGAAGGGTGGTCGGTACATAAGTCGGAAGACACGACGCTGCAGCGGCTGCTGTAAGCGTAGGGCCGTCCGTGTAAGCTGAGGCAATAACTTGTACGGGCATTGTTTGTTCTCCTTCCTTAGAGTTTGAATATCTTGTTAGCGCCGGTATCGAAGATGATTGGGATAACCTGTGAAGCTGCAGGAGTGAACGGTAGCCCTGATGATGGGGTATCGACGTAAGCGATCAATCGAGCCGTTCCATCTGCACCGGTGTGGTAGAAGAAGATCAAGGCGTTACACGCTACAGCTGCTGTTGCAGTGATGGTAGTGTCCGCTGCTCCTGCAACACCCTGGGTTACGGTCTTCGTACCTAATGCGGCGCTACGACCATTATCTACAGCACCGAGGTCGGAGAGGAACTTGTCGGCAGAATCATAGCTATAGGTACTCCTGACAAGCATCACACGGATGTCTTGAGTATCCCAGTCGATACTGCCATCCAGGAACCCTTCGCGTCCAAGGGGAAACAGTGCATTGGCCATAGATTATCTCCTTAGCCGCTAAGCTCAGCTGCCTTAGCTTTGCCAGCTGCTCGCTTCTGAGCGGGGGTCAACACCGGCTCGGATAGGACAGTGATCCCGGCGATATCTGAGACAGGTTCTCCGGCCTCGATAACGGCTACCTGCTCAATGAGCACTAGAGCAGCCTCTTCCGGGATCACTTCGCCTTCAGCGTTGTGATAGGTACCATTGGCACCAATGTAGATGCCTCCGGGAACTGTGTTTGCCATTTTACTTTCTCCTTTTTGGCTTCCACCCCGTCTTGCGGAGTGTACCATAAACGTACTTATTGAGCGCTTTACCTTTGAGACCCTTGTGTCTCGCAGTTCTCCGAATCTTCTTCTCAAGCGCCTTTGGCATGATATTCTCCTTTGGATGACCGAAGTTGGAGGCCTCCGGTCATCCTTAGGTTAGGGTGGATGGGTTACGCGATAGTCGGATCGGCGTAGGTTGCATTCGCGTCATAGAGCACTGCACCATTGGTGCGGGTCCAGACCGCGATACCGAACTCGGCTTCCATGTCCTTCGCGAGCAATGGATAGTCGTTATTCAACGCTGCAACGCGTAAGCCCTGCATCGCGGTAGCATCACGCTGCCGGAAGGCTAAAGGCTTCATCGGGTCTTCCGCATCCCAGACGAAGTAGTAGCTGGCGATGGCCCAAGACTTCACCCAGATTTCCGCTCCACCGAAGATACCGATGGCGCGATTATCCAGGCGAGAGATGTCTAAGGTCTGACCAGGCGTGTCTGACACACGGTAGATGATACGGGGATCCGGATAAGCCACAAAACCAGTTAAAGCACGAACGGCGGCTTCGTTCGTCTTGGAGATGGCCACCTTAACTGCTCCGCCATGACCATGTTCGATGACGTTATTGATCTCGGCCAGGAGGAAGGGTGCGGTTAAGGACGCTTCGCCATCATAGTGTGAGTGTGACGACGGAACGAAAACTTCACCGTTCGGGCCATCAGCAATTGCAGCACTATCTGCATTGACGAAGCGTTTGATAGCCAACGACACATTGTCGACCAGGTGGTCGAGGTGTGTATAGTTAGCTGAGACGTACGCGGCCTTTTTGATCTGGCGCAAGATCTCGCGCTTATGGGCCTTCTCGGCCGCAAGCACTGCAGTCGCCATATCAGCAGGTGAGTGGATCTCGAGCCATTTTGCAGTCCAACCGAGGTTGTACTGGAATAGCTTCAACGGGAAGCCGACGGTTGCCCCGGTGACGATCTTCTGAGTAGGTGTCAGGCCATACTCGTCAGTCTCTTGCATGTCGCCATTGGCAGACGACCCATAGATGCGCTGACGATCGGTCGTGATTTCGCACATCTCACCTACCATCTCGGCGACGAGAACGTTGTGCGCGGCCAAATCGTTGGCCAACACCTTTTCGATTGTGTCCAGCCCGAAGGCTGCGGCTGTTACAGGGAAGCGGGTCGCAAGTAACGAGGTGATATCAAGCGTACCAGTTTGGGAAGCCATGTCTCACCTCTCCTTTATGGTTTGCTTCGGATGATCAGAATGTCAGTTGCACTGACAATCTGAGCAACACCGGTAGCATCACCTGTGGTGGCGCCATCGTCAAGACGACCAGCGGTCGCACCCACATAGCAAAGGTTGCCAGGGGTGAGGCCGGAGCCGTACTTGAAACGACTGCCGACACCAAACAGGGTAACGGGTTGACCAATTGCTACAGCCCGAGGGGTAAATCCAATGCACTCTGCGGGTTCGGTCGCAGCAGTACCATTGGACATGTAAACCAGGCCGTCGGAGCTCTTAATGTAACAAGGAGCTGCAACGTCTAGTGCCTCGCCGGCGAACAATCCAGCCACACTCTGACGAGCTTGGTTGGTGTCGAGACCGGCTGTGGCAACACGAGTAATCAGTGCCATAGGTTCTCCTTAGATTAGAGTGGCGAGTAACCGCGACGCTTCTTCTTGATGATTTCTTCTTGAAGAGCACCCTTAGCAGGGCTGCCGCGCTCACCCGCATTGAGGTTGATGTGTGCCGTATTAGGCTCACCAACCAGATACGGTTTCGCTTTCACTAACGCCTTAAGGGCCTCATCTACACCTGTTAGCTTACCATCGTCGCTAGTCTCTAGCGTAGCAATGTCAATTAAGGTGTATGCATCTTGCGGGTCGATGAAGCTCATCTTCACGGCCACGGCCAATACGGCGCTCTTGACACGTTCAGTCTGAAGCTCTTGCTGGGCCTTCAGTGCCTTGTCCTCAGCCGCCACTTTCTCGGCCTTAGTCTTATCGAGCTCACTCATCTCATCGGTCTTACGTTTGGCTTCGGCTTCTTGCAGCACTTTAAGTTGGCTCAAGGCAGCTTTACCATCCTTACTAAGAGTACGCTCGCTTACGAGTGCGGCTTTAAGACCTTTGGTATGAGCCTCAATCTCTTTCCGCACATCCTCGTCTAGCGTCGCCAAGAACGCATCGTATAGCTTGACGGGGTCTTTCTCTTCTGCGGCTAACCTTGCAGTTTCGGCTGCAGCATCAGCATCGATCTTGGCTTGTTCTTCAGGGGTGGTCATGGAGTAGTTCCTTTCGGCTTCTCGCCTTGTACCGGCTTCACGTCGGTAGTAGATGGTTCTGGGACCTGAGTCTCAGATTTGGGGGTGAGGGGGGTGACTGTGGGAGCCAACACCCAACTAAACTCTTGCAGTAACTGAGGTATGAGTGCTTGCGCCTCAGGCAATGCCGATACTATTGGCCATATCTTTGTGAAGATGGCAAGACGATACTCGTCTGTACGCTTCATGTTCACAATCTGCTCTTGCGTATAGCCGGCCTCGTTCCAAATGGTCTCTTTGGGGACGCCGAGGGCTATCTTTGCCGTCAAGTCCTCAACTGTTTCGTTATCGGCCCAGATCGTCTCAAAGGTAACTAACTCGTCAAGGGTAACACCGCCAAACATGTTCGCAACTTTGCGAGCCATGCTCATACAAGCTTCCCAAGCGTCACCAAATAGGATACGGCGGTCCTTTGCCTTCTTCTTTAATTGTGTATTCTGTTCCTTAAGCGTCTCTTGCGAGGCAACTAACTTCGTTGTAGTGAACCGCGAAGTCGGCGTACCGGTTACTTGTGCGGCCATTGTTATGAAATCCTTCAGCGTGTTGACCAATGCTGTCGGATCGTTACCCGAGATGACCTGTATCTTACCATCCGGGTCCTTGGTACCTATAAATTGCCCAGCGCCAACCTTGAGGAGGTTTGACCCATCATCCTTGGGTGGCTCACCATCTGTAGTCGGATACCAACCTAAGGCCGCGAGCATCTGAAAAGCGGATAGGTCGTTAGAAGCTAAGATATCGATAAGTGTCTTATTGATAGCATCCTGAATCGAGATCGCATCCCACGCTTCAGGTGTCAGGTTTACATTGCGGAAATGGATGACTGGGATGCCGGCAGGTTTTCCGTCTTTACCTATCCATGGAATCGGCCACGGTTCCGGGGGTATTGCGGGATCCGGATTAGGTGGCTCAATAAAATGTTCCCACGATGAAATGTATATCCATTTCTCAATATGGTCAGGATAATAAATTGTGCGACGTGTGGCCGTAGTAGGTTGACCGGTTTCGTCATAGGTTGTTTGAACCCACTGCTTAATGCCACACCTAGCAGGCTGATTTACATCGTCGTTCTCGTAGAGCATCCAACAGCCCTGGCCGTCACCGTCTACATCTAAATCAGTAAATTTATAGTTATGTATTAGACGTGGGCGTACATTACTATAATCGAAGTCGACAATAATAAATGTTTCGCGATCAGATAAAGCAGACTCATGTACCTCAGCTTGGACAGCATCCATGTGATTCTGTGTCCAGAGGTCCCACGCCCACTTGGCCTGAGTCTTGAGTCCTGTCGCATCAGGTACTTCACTAGTATTGAATCCGCTTACACTGAGTTCATCCTTGACCGCTAAGGTAATGGTACGACAGATATTGAGGTTGAACTTTCTGACTTCGCCGTGGAGTTTGACAAACTCTTGAACTCGCGGCGTCATGTATGTGTCCTGATCCCCGTTATGATACTTACGGGCGAGGACTACGATAGCATCGTCCTCTTTAACGGCAGCAATCAACGCGTTAATGTAGGACATGTCCACGGTAACAATGGGTGTGGATGAACTAAGCATTATTGCCTCTCTGTATAGTTGACTGCAAAGGCGCCAACGGGACTGGCTGCCGCACTAGTTAGGGATAGCATATACGCAACTGCATGATCGTCGTGCTCTCCCTCAGGGGCCTTAAGAGTCGACCCCTCAATGAGAGATAACTGAGTCTTAGTTGTTGGGCAATGGATGATTGCCCTGCCATCGCGTAATACGTCTGCACCGTTTGAGTACATAAGTTCCTTACTCTTAGAAGTGGTTTGCCATCCTACACGACGATCTTCGCCGCAAAGCAACCGATTACGAAAATTGTAAATCTCTTCAAGTGCCAATATTACTGCATGGCCGTGATTATTACGTTCAACCATCAAAGGAGCACCACGAAAGATCTTCGATAGACTAACTAAGTACCCAGCAAATACTTTCGGTTCCACTTTCCCGTCGAGTACACAAACCTCTTCAAGTGTATTGCGGTCTACAACACTAGCTACTGATGGGTCGCTAGTTGGATTACCCTCAGCAGGGTCAGCACCAATCATATATTGATGACCTATATTTAGTGGTGTAAACAACTCCAGAAATGGCAGGTTGTAGCCATGGTCGGTAATAACAGGCGTTTCGCGGAAACATTTCATTATCCACGCATATGGTATACGCCTATCTAACTGCGGTGGTGCTAAAGCCTCGTCGTCTGTTGCCGGATACTGCTGGTAAAGGTCGTCTAGACTACCTGTGCGCGTTAGGATGTCCGCCTTTTGTGTTGCATACCACGCAGCATCACGCTCCGGTCGGACGGACCACGGTAGGAATATTGCATTCCAAGGACTCTTGCCTGCCTTCGCTGCTCGATAAGTTCTCTTGAACAGACTATTCGGCGTCGTCTTATCAGCTCGGCTCAATAAGCACATACCACCGCCGCCATCAATTGTAGGCTTTACTGCATTCATCAGTGAATCTAGGTCAGGCAATAAGTCCGCTTCGTCCACAAATGCAAATGATGCAGTATAGGAATCACCTGCTGTAGTCGGAAAACCATATGCAATCGATCCATTACTCAACGCCCACTCATGTGAGGCGTCCTGGAGTATTTGCTTTACTCGCATCCATTTAGGTAGTCGGCTATAGATACCACGTAGTCGCTGTTTCCCTAAAAGGACAATTGCTTCGTTCTCTCGTCTCGAGAACAACAATGCAGTAAATGCCGGCTTGAAGAGCATCTTCCACAAAACGAAGCAAAGCACTAACCACGTTTGGCCTAGTTGCCGCGCCTTCAAAATAACGTTTAGCGGATGTGCTACAAGTGCCTGTAAAACCGCTACCTGTTCAGGCCAGAGATGAAACGGAATCCAATCGCCTTCTGTTGCATCATAAATCTGGCAGTAGTTGTAAATAAAGTAGGCAGCCGACTTACTACACTTTAGCCACTCGACGCGAATCTCAGAATCAGTTGTGATCATGTTCCCAATCGTCGAGCTCAGTCGTTGCCTTCCCTAATTCGTCGGCAGTGAACTTTGCGGGTCCGATACCGATATTAGTCGTACCAGGTAAGCCACCACGATCGAGAATCTCCTTAGCTGCCGCTACTGCTTGCCGCGGATTGTCAAGTGCACCAACAAGTGCAGTGACTGCAGTGTCCAGATTCCGCATTAGCTTATCTCGAGCGGTATCAATGAGTGTGGAATACTCTAGAATATTGTTCCTATCAAAAGCCTCTGCTCGATCGTGCCAGCGGAACTTTTTATGTTGACGTTGCCAATGCGGTAAACCTTTTGCACTAAGTGATCCTGACTTGAGCGCAGGCGAATCCGGCTTCTCCGCGTTCAGGCATAACATATATGCACGCGTAATAGTCCTACTAGGCCCTAAGGGCAAGAAGTACTTTGCAAAGCGCAAGTACCACATGCTAAGTTCCTCAGGCATTTGTAGCCACGGCGGATCGGGCAATGGGGCCAGTATTGTGACGGTAGTATCTTCAAGGAGCGGAGTGCCAGGTAGAGTCATAGTTACTCTTATTATACTACGGTAGAGTCCAAAAAAACCCTACACAGTAAAGGGACTAAATCGAAGCTATGAAAGAAAGGGAGAAGTGTTTATAATTTATCAATAAAGGAGACCTACCCATGGACAACGAAAAAGAAGTCGAGATTGTGCAAATGCATGCAGCTGGAATGAAAGCTCCAGCTATTGCGGTAGAATTAGAGATATCTGTTTCTGCCGTACGGACAGTGCTACGTAAGACTATCAAAGCAGTCACCCGTCCCGCCTTGGATGAGGACGCCATCATTCAAACGTATACCGATGGCGTGCCTGCAGGAGAGATACTACATGTTTTTAGTATTACCTATGCTACGCTCTATCGGGTGCTCGCAGCCCATGATATCAAAACGAGAGCAGCAGTAAATGCTCCAGGACGGTCCAAGCAGTTAGAGGCCGCAGTCAAGTTGTATGAAGCCGGAGCTCCTCTTTGGAGTATCCTTCAAGAGACCGGCATCTCCCAACCTGTACTTCATAACGAGTTACATAGGCTGGGCGTCAGCTTGAGAAGGCCGAGGGTACTATGATAACGGTCGCCCTTAGTATAGAGAAGCTATGCGATGAGTACTGGGAGACGTTACATCACAATCATGAGCCCTTTTATGGCCTTAATGGGAAGCATGCCGCTACCATCCAGTTCCTCATCAACCTGACCGAGTACGCAGTCATCCAGATTCATAGTAGTCACCCTTGTCGGGATCTCGAACGGGCTTGTATCATTGAATGGGCTTCGGGCAGTACAAACTGGATTACTATGCACGACCTGGACGAGATGCTAACGTACGTCCGTAAGATACCAGAAACTGTTGACGTCTTTGTTAGTGCTAATGTCATTGATTGGCTTGACCAGGTCAACAAACCGGTTGACCTATTGTTCCGTAAATGGCAAAAGGAGATAGCATGAATGTAACAGTCCTACCTATTAGTCACTTTTGCATCATACTCGATGACAATGACAAACGCAAAGGCTTTGAGGTTATAGAGACCTATGTTGTAGCTAATCACATCCGTACACTCGACAGCAAATGGCAGTACGGCCGAACAGCTGATGGTCACCGTTCAGTCAACTTCAACGGCTTTGTAATACCCCCTTCAAGCACAGTCCTGGGTGAACAGTCCCCGAAGGGTGTCGATTCCTTCGTGAAAGGAGGTGAGATTGATGGACATTGAGACGGCCCGTGGAATCGCAGCTCGCATTTGGTGTGATCAGGATTACTCGCAGTATGTGATGAATCCTGAACTGGCAGAGCGCATTGCGAGAATGCTCCAGGAGGAAGCTAATAAGCAAGACGCCGCTCCTGTACCTGAGCCGGCATAAAGTCAGGTTGGGGGAAGCCTCTATCCTCTCGGGTAGAGGTTTTCTGTTGCCTGGCGTGTAGGGGTAAAAAAATGACGCCCGTCTATGTTTATGCTTATGGGCCAAAAATTGAGACCTATGTATTTTTGCCTCAACCGGGGACCGGCAAGGAAACTTCCCGGTTAAGTTTTGTTAATTGTTAATATCACTTACTTATCTACCCAATTTCAATTGGTTACTTTTGTCCTATATAATTGGAACGAATAGCCCTATACTAAAACAAAGAAGACAAGTATACTCTAAATTATATGAAAGGACATGCCTATAAATTAGACAAACTTAGTCGAAAAGGATTTACATCATATTCTTGTACACTATTCTAAAAGAAGAGGACAAAATGGACACAAAAGATCTAAAAGGTAATAAAGCTCAATTTGACAGAAAAGACTATCTAGACATAAAAGAGATAATGGAGGAATATGGTCTAAGTGATATGAGAGTTCGAACTTGTATAAGAAATAAGACCTTAAAGAGTATATTGATCTTTGTAGGTCAAACTAAAACACAACAACATATTTGTCATAAAAACGATGTAATTGCTTGGAGAAATAAGTCCAACCAACACACCAAACGAAATGATGGGCGAAATAAGTACAATGTCTATTGTACTCCAAGCGAAAAGGTTATGTTAGACCAATTGATGTTGGATAATAAAATCCAACTTCCAATTGGTTTGGCAAACTCAAAGAAGATTGGTCAAGAGTAACCAATCTAATAAAGAAGGTCTAGTAGAGATACTAGACCTTTTTTGTCCACTTTGTTGTAGACTATAAAGGTCTAAATAGTAAACTTTGAAGAGCGACTTTTGGGACATATATAGTCTAATATGTACCAATAGTCGCCAAATCGGACAAAAAAGGTCTAATTCGTATAAAGGTCTATTAGGTATATAAGACTATATATGTCCTAGTCGCTGACAAAAAAGGTCTAAAATGTCTAATAGACCTTATAGACCAAAAAGGTCTTATATACCTAACATACCTTATAGATGTAAAAGGTATTATAGATGTATAAGACTTTGTTTATGTAAATAATTTGGGGGACCGAAAACCCGGGAGTGGTCCTGGACGACCTATTGACGGGAACCCTGGGGGGCGTCCTATGACGCCCAACCACAATGGGACGCCCGATAGCGGGTAGGCCACGATGCTGGTCATGGGACGCATAGGGTCATTTACAAGGCCGGCCGGTCGTCCAAAAAAGGTGAGAGGGCCTGGCCGCACTATTGACAAAAGAGGCCTCTAGTAAGTTCCCCCAAGTCATGGTATAATTATATTACCATAAGGAATTGGGACCGTGGGTTCCAAAAGAACATAGAGGAGGTATGTCATGGAAATAAAAGTTGGTCGTGTACTATATTGGTTCTTTGTGATCTTGGCCGTAGTAGCAGTGCTATTGGCCTACAGTGTAATGTAAAGGAGAAATGGACATGGATGAACTCAGGAGGCTCAAGTACTTGGAAGTTGTTCATAAAGCCCGCGCACTTGGATGTTCCGTGTACCTGGACGTTGTAGATTCCAAAAGCGTCCAGCACCCCAAAAGGTTGGAGTACCTGCACATCAAAGGATCCAATGCGTTCGACGGCGACCTGTTTGCATTAGCGCATATGGTCGGCGGGCGCGTAAAGCGGTATACCGCAGTATCCGGTTTGTACAGGGAACAAGTTGGTCCCGCGATGACCTTGTTCCTAACAGATCTCGATGTAGTCCGACGCCACCAACATCCCTTTGGTGGATTCTCCCGAGTACCTACTATGGAGGTATGACATGAATGAAACGTACGAGGCAACGCACCTCACCCCAAGTGATGTGTTAGCGCATGAGGCTCTTCAGCGACTCATGGACCTAATGAATGAGAACGAGGTCTCCCATTGTACAGTGAGTGTGGAATGGGTGGTCTGCCCGGCCGACGGCGAGGAAAGGGAAATCATAGAGAAGGCCTCTATCGATATCCAGATTGACGACCTCAACGAAGCCGAGATCGAAGGCGATATTAGAACCACGAGGACCGCGAGCATAAAGTAAACCCCCCGCGACCTATGACGAAGGTAACCCCTAGGACAGAGGACCTGGGGGTTCCTTTTTTGGGAGAGCATCCGGAAATGGTATTGACGCGACCAACCTCATTTGCCCAAAAGAGTCCACTTGTAAAGTTCGCCCAAGTGTGGTATACTTATTGTAACCTAAGGAATCCAAATGGGTTCCGGGCCCCAGCCCCCAATAAGGGCAATACTCGAAAGGAGTAATGTACCATGGCACCAAAAAGTAACACCTCAGCACCAGCGACCACCCTCCACACTTTGAAGGAAGTCGCCCAGGAGCTCGGCCTGACCGAGTTCCGCGTCCGTAGTGCCATCCGCAAGGGTGACCTAAAGACGACCATGGAACCAGTGAAGGATGGTTCCAAAACCAATCGCCATATGATCGCCGAGGCCGATGTCCTCGCGTGGCGGTCTGCGACTGGATCCCATACCCGCCGGGCCGATGGCCGCAACAAGTACAACATCTACATGACGCCGGCAGAGTACGACCAGGTGATGGCCCTCCTGGTGGACGCCAAGCTCGAGACTCCGGTGATCCGCGCCAACACTCACAAAGTTGTCGCCGAAGCCGAAGCCGAGATCGAATAGTCGATGAGGGGCAAGGGGGGCCCCTCTCCTAAGGAGACATGATCATGGCAGAGAACGAAGTAATGGCTAATATGCAAGCCGCCGCTGATGAAGCCGCGAAAGAGTTCCAAGCCACTTGGACGGCCAAGGAAGTCGCCGTCTGGATGAAGAAGTGGTACATGAAGGCGGGCTACAAGCGCCTGTGCAAGATCCTCTTACGGGCGTTCGGGCAGATCAACTAACCCCCGAGCCCTAGCACGAAGAAGGTACGTCGGTCGTCCATTCCGGCGTACCTTTTTTGTTGCCTACCGTACATGGGCCGGCGCCCTATGGCTCCGATGGCGAAAGATAGGACGCCATGGGCTCGAAAATCCGTGAGCGGTTCCGGGAATGGTATTGACGGGCACAGCCCTATGACGCATATCATGCGATTCAGGCGATTGGCGGTCAGGGGTTAGAGTCTTGTGTGTGTTGGTTACGATGGCGAGTTTTCCCCACCCGAATCCCGCATACGCATCGACCATTCGACCCGTAACCATATGACATGGTCCGGCGCGGATATCTCGTACCAGGTCCTTTACAGACCTCTCGTACCAAGTCCTTTACAGATCTATTACACTAGTACCTAACATAAGAATAATAAAATAATAATAATAACTACTCCCCCCTACAATATAGAATAGTATATAGTTTTCTAACTCTTTTGATAGAGATGAAGTTTTAGTATTTCGTCACTATTATAATTGTCTACACATGTATACGCTAAGAAAAAGTAGGAGACAGTAGTAATTATTATCATTCATTCTCAATCCGGGATCGGAACAAAAGAGCCATCTTGTAGAGAACCCAACGTTACGTTATAATTATTGTAACATGAAGAATCCCAATCAACCCAAGTACCAATATGGAACAAGGAGGTAAAACGGCATGGATGAACAATCTGCGTTCAAGGTTGAAGCAAGGATCCACGCGGTCCTCAAAGCTGGAGGAGGTAGAGAAGCCGATATCCAAAAGTTCATGGAACAAGTACGAGAAACCGAATGCCATGACCTTTATATCGCAATCGAGACGGAAGACCTCTTAAGGGAGTTCCGTTTGGAATGTCCTCCCAAACCAAAACATCGGCTACATACAAAGGAATTCGTTGGCGAACATCACTGTATGGTTAAATGTAGTGGATGCGGCGCAATTGTAATTCAGGATGATGCGCGGTTTGGATCCTTTGGACCTCTGACCATTCCTGAACCGTATTGCGTTCTCTGCGTCGACGCAGGTAAAACCGACTTCGCGGATATGTCGGATAATACCTTCATACTCAAACCGCGGCTACGCTAGCAAAAAAGGAGGTAATATGAACAAACCCAAACCACCCATCCAACGTTACTTTGTAACCTTGCGCGTTGCGCGAAAGGACCCCAATGGTGTCCTTAAACTCCATAAGGTTGTACGAACAGAACACTTTGTAACCCTTGGGGAGGCTCGGACGAATCTCGATTCGCTGATGTCCTCAACTAAGGGGAGACAAGAGTATTCGGTCGGAACAATCTTCCGCATCAACAAATGGAACCAACGGGAGTCGATTGAACATGCTGTTACGTACCAGCAAACCGTCCGAC